CGCTGCAAATATTTTCCCGGCTTTGCCACCTGGTTCAACCACGGCATCCAGCAAGGTTTTTGAAAGCTTGCCCAAACCTTTTTCCAGGCTTTCAAAACTTACTTCTGTCATGTCGGCGGCAAATTTCAGCGCTGATAGTTGCTCTACCGGCACACCATATTTTTGCGATGCCTTGCCGAGTGCATCGGCGGCATTAATCATTTTGTTGATGTCATAGACGAAACCGGCGGCAATGCCGGTGATGGCCAAGCCACCCGCAAGCTTCTGGAAATTGACGCCAAATATTTCCAGCTTGCCGGTGGCCTTGTCCAGCCCTTCACTGAATGCCGCCGTATCGACGCCAAGCAGAACGCGCAGTGCGCCGATTAAGCCGTCAGCCATCGGTCACGCCTATTGTTTGTATAGAATTTTGCCGCCAGCGGCTTGCACCCACCGTTTCAATCCTTCCAGTTGGTCTTCCATGTCTGCTTGGGATTGTTTTTTTGCCAACAGCGTTTGTAACTGCGGCAACGTCTTCGTGCGCTGCAACGCGGCTGTGTGCCACGCCAACCAGGCGCGTTCATTGTGCTGATACATCAGCCGGTCATTGTAGGCTTGGAACGTCAGCGAAAGCGTGCGTGGTGTTTGGTCAAAGAAATCGTCATGGCTGTAGCCAAGCATCAGCCAGCGTTTTAAGAGTTCATCCCAATCCGCGCCGCCTTCGCCTTCGTAGGGCGCTGGTCATCACCATTGCCGCTGGTGTTGTTAATCGCCGCTGCGTATTCCACGGCTTCCAGAAATATCGCGGCAACTCTCGTTGCGCCGATTTCATCGATTAGGTCGCCAACGTCTTCCTCTGTCATTTTGTGCTGGCGGTAGAGGCCCGCCCAAAAAATAAGGCGCACTTCTGATGCGCCCAGGTCATTGAATTTGTCTTTGATGAATTGCGTCATTGTGGTGCCGCACTTCGCTTCAATCATAATTTGCGCGTTGGTGCCAAGCTTGAATGTGTAAGTTTGTCCCCGCGCCTCAAACGTCACTTCACCCTTTACCGGATTTGTCACAGTGTTCCCTTTCCTGGTCAGACAACGGTAAGCGGCCCTGGTGCGCCCGACACGCGGAAGTGCGCCGTGGCTTGCACCACATCGCCAGTGGCCAGCCCGCTTTCCAGCGAAATCAAATAGGCGTTGAAAACGATGCTGGTGCCGTTTGGAAACACCAGGCGGCGCTGCCGCAGTAACATCGAATTCAATTCATTGAACAACGCCTGGTACGTTGTCGGCTGAAAATTGCAAACAACGGTGACATCGCCAGCCGTGCGGATGCCGGTCAGCACTTCACGATATTCACCCGGCATGGCTTCGTGGCCCGCATCAATCACGTCAACCGTCAGCGGCGGTGTGTTGAATGAAACAACTTCCGCCAAGCTGGTCCAGTCGTTTGGGCTTCCGCCCTGGTTGGTCTGGAACAGCGACCCATAGCCAATGGTCGCTTTGGTTGCTGTCATGGTGCCGGTGATGGCAGCGTGATCGTTTGTGCGCCGTCAACTTTGAAAACGCACGTGGCCGTCATGCGGTCGCCCACGGGTGACACCGTTTCGTAGCCCTTGACGTGGCCAATGAATTGCCAGGTGGTTTGATTGGGCCAGGTGATAAGCACCGGCACCTTCGTCCCGGATGTTTGCAAGCCCATCAGCATCAATTCCGTCACGCTGCCAGGAATGCGGTTCATCATCACCGATGCTTCGCCGCCCTCAATCAGCCCTGGGATATATTCCCGCGTGCGGTTGTCGGATGTGAAGTGTGTGGCTTCCACGTCAGCCACTTGCAAATTCGGCGGCTTGACTTCGGTGACTTCCGCAACCAGCGTAAAGTTTGGTGGCGAGTTTCCATCGCCAATTTGAACGGTGGTGCCATAGCCAATAATTGCCCGTGTCGGTGCCATTTGTCTTTTCCTTTCGTGATTAAGTTTGGTTTGCTTTCGCCAACAAACGGGCTTGCTTGTTTGCGATGCGCACCCGTGCCTTTTCAATTTCCTCTTTTAGAACGGTCGCAATCATTTCCGCCGCTTGCACTTTGTTTGCTTCCCAGGCTGGCCGCATGAATGGATGCGGCGGCTGTTGGAAGGTGCCAAATTCAAAGCCGTAAAACGCCCGCGTGGTTGGCCCGATGGCCATGACGCCTGACGTTGTGATGGCACCACCGCTTTCGCTGACGGCGGCGGCATTGGCCGCGTGCGCCGCTGCGCCCGCATCTTCCCGCGTTGCGCCGCTCGCCATCGCCGCTGCAAAGGCGGCTTTGCCAGCCGCGCCCGTGTTGAATTTTATTCTGGATGCCGCAATGGCTGGCTGCACGCGCCGCACCCGTATCAGGTTTTGGGCGCTGGTAATGATCGCGCTGCCCGCTTGCCAAATCGCCCGCCTGATGCAGTTTTTGCCGGTGGCTTTCGGCAACTCTTTCAATGCGGCTTCCAATTCCTGCAAGCCTTCAAGCTTCATCGTGAATTTGTCAGCCATGTTCTGCAAACCACACGTAATAATCGCGGCTGACGCGATACATCAAAACCGCGTTGTCCCAATCGGTGCGCCCATCGATGTAGAAAATGCCCTGCACGCTGACCGTGCCCAGCGGCGGGCCAAAGCTGATGACACCGGAAAATCCACCAAGCGTTTCTTTGACCAGGTTGGCCAGCGTCATTGCGCCATCGGCCAGCGATGACCAGGTATCAAACTGAAACCGCGATGTGACCAGGCCACTTGGCCCATCGTATTTGTACGTTTCGTTTTCGGTAATCAGATTATAAACGATGCTGTCGGATGAAACGCCCTGCAACATTTTCACCGGATAAATGCGGCCATGCACGATGGCATCAATGCTGGCATTGGATGACAGCAATTCCACCAGGCCAGGGCGCACATCAACCAGCGTCATTTAATCCCTTTCATCCTGGCGCACCAACGCGACAATGCGGATGCCTTCACGCCTTCCGACTTCCTCAACATATTGGATGTCATAGACAGTGTTGCGCAGCGGGTCAGCCGGTGAATTGAGCAAGCCGGATGCCGGATAAATAACGCGGTCCAGCGGTGTGATGTCGGCAATGATCGATGCCCAGCGCACCACAAACGCCACTTGTTCATTGCCAATGATTTGTTCTTTGGCGAAGCGCTCGCTGCCGGTCAGCGCTTGCAATGATGCTGGCCTAATTGAAATTGTCACCCAGGTTGGCTGCGGTTCACCCGATGGCGTTTGCATATTAAACGCCCGTTGAATGCCAACCATTCTGTCAAGTGCGCCACCGCCGCCTTTCATTGGATTAACCGCCACAGTGTGCCGTCAACCAATTCGGCTTCATTAAATTGATTGTAGGCCAAAGAATGCAGCCACTTTTCGCGGTCTGGATAAATTGGCGCTTCAATTTGCGTGAAGTCTGTTTTGCCGACCAGCGCCGCCGCACTGATGGCATCCACAAACACCGGGCACCCCATCACCACGGCTTCCACCGCAGCAACGCTGCCGTGTGTGACCAAACAGTGTGCGTCTTTCAATTCAACAGCCAGCGGCACTTTCGTTTCCTTTTCGCGCACGATGATTGGCCGGTCAGTGTGTTGCTTTAGAAGCGCCAGCGTGCGCGGAAGCCATTGCGCATCGCTAAACAAATCCCAATAACTTGGCAGCGTGGCCGCAATGACGATGTGCTTGCCGGATTTGCGCCAGGGCTTCACTTCCTGGTCCAGCCGCAAAAACTTCCAGCGGTCATCCGGCACGTCATGCACTTGCTGCATCTGAATGGCGTTGACGTGCCAGCGGTAGTAACCGCCAGGGATGCCCATATCGCTGCCCTTCGGCAACCAGGTCGCAAACACGCGGCGCAAATAGCCACGGTCCCAATAAATGAATGTGCGGTTGGTAGCCCGCCATTTTTCATACCAGGGTCTAAGGAATGGCGTGCAGCCAACAATCGGGATGACATCGGGCGGCAAGCTGTCCAGCCCACGCGGGTCATTGCGCACCACGCGGCCGATTTTTGCGCCAATGCTTTCAAACAATTTCTGTTTGAATTTCTGCAAGCCTGGTGGAATGAAAAGCGCCGTTTTGTTTTTATCGATCATCCCACGCGCCAGTTTGTTTTCATCCAGGTCAAATGCGCAAACTGTTCCGGCTTGCGCCGTCCAAAAAAAGCGATGATGCGGGCGTTGGGCGGCAAGTCTCTGTCATGGCCAAACGGCCAGCCTGGTTTTTGAAACCCATAAATGCCGCTTTGCTTTCCACCCTTCCAGCCCGATGCGCACGGCAGCTTGTGCCAAATCCAGCCCTGGTCATCGGGGAATTCGTGGAACGGCACCGCGTTGGCTTTTTCAATCGTGAAATCCGCCCACACTTCTGGATGCCGC